GTTTGTCTTCATTAGATAGTTGAGAGGTCACTTCAAAAGCAACCTCATTAGTAATTGGGTAGATGTTGTTATACACGTGTGTAAAATCTATTTGAATAATCACCTTCCCAGTTCAGAGCATGAAGAGTTGCTGGTGAGGGATGAGTTGATTTGACGTGAACCGTTAAGTTTATATTCCTTTCGTACGCTGGAACCGTGTGAGTGTATTCATTTGCTATACCAAGGGAACTAGCAGTGTAATTATCCCAAATCAGTGACTCATATGTAGTTGTATAATCTTGTTTACCTTTACGCTTCAGTGTTGTTTCTATTAATCCAACGGAACCAAAAGTGAACTTCAAACGGTGAATAATCAAAGAGGATCTAATATCTGCTCTTGTCTTTTCACCATCACTTTTAGTTGCGTAGATAGTTGGTATTTCAACTTCCCATTCGTATAAATATCCGAGGATTAGGTTTGAACCTGTCCAGTCACCAACAATCTCTACGTTGGATCCATTGATAGAGGCAGTGCTATATCGACCAATATTATTTCCAGCAACGTTCACATAGACTGCTAATTGGTTACTGCTATTGAAACCAGTTGGTTTTGTGAAAGTTGTCTTATTAGTAGTTGCACTATAAGAAAGAGCACTAGAAGCAATTAATTTATTGCAGTCGAGATGAACCTTGTAATCATCTGGTGATGTTCCAACGATTGTTGAATCATCCTGTTTACGAACGTCATATGCTTCAAGAGTGTAATTCGATCCATTTTTAACCACCGTGTAATACACGTCGTCCATGATTGCGTGATAGACCAGATTTCCTGGGATTTCCCACCTAAACCATGAAGACTGAACTCGTCGTTCACCTGTATTGAAGAATCGATATCCCCATACTTCATTCTTATTTTCAGAACCAAACAAGACAACAGTGTTCTCTTTAGAAGAGGTAACCATTGTCAGATCAATCGGTAGAAGTTTAGATACAACTTTGCTTTGTTCTAATACCGTTGGTTCACCCTCACGTCTGACATCTGCCATTTCAAAGAATCGTGCATTCTGTCCAGTGCTATTGATGAACCCAGAGGTAACACCCAGAGAAAATGGTTTGGTTTTATGGTTGAAGTTATAGGCAGATAGATAGTTGATTTTTGCCGTTAAAGGAGTGAATGCATCACTATCAGTTGTCAGCATGAATTGCTGATTAGAACTGAAAATAAGTAGTCCACTATTAACTTCTATTCCGTCATACAGAGTGGTAGGGAAGGTTGAACTTGATTGGAGATCAACTGGATCATCAGTACTTACTGCCATTGCAGTCTTAGACCAGAAATTGAAGAAGTCATTAGTTCTAGATAGAACGACGTTCTCTTGACTCAAGATGCAAAGACGGTTTCTAAAGAAGAGCAGTTTGTTGATCTTGTACCCAATGAATGTGGGTTTAGGGTTTGTATTGTCGTCACCAACATCACGTTCTTGCCAAGTTGGTTTCTGAACTAGGAATCGTCCATTCGAGTAACTACTACCTGGCAGTTCTCGTACAAGTTTGATTGGAAGAGTATCGTCATCAAAGGCAATCTCTAAGTTGGGTTGAGGACATTCCTCCCAGACGCCTACACCAAAACGATCTGAAGAAGGAGTACCGGAGACATTATCAACCTTGAATTTAAGGTAGAAATCATCATCTTCTTCTCCACTATTCACTACTCTGACAACAAAATCATGCCTGCAACTGGTGGGCAATTCAGCAATGTTGTTTGCTTCAGAGGTGGTGATGTTCATCAACTGAGGTTCCGGTGTCGTTACGTTGAACTCAGAACTTCGCTTTAGATGCAGACAAGTACCAACAACTGTCGCAGTGATGTTGTGACCAGAGATTGCATCTAATGCTGCCTTCATATCACCAAGTATTCCTTCAGCAGTAACTGATTCGTCTGCTGTAGATGAGGTCGCAGCAGGTCTTACTCTTGCTAAACCTGCTCGACATGTAATGGTGATGTGCTTTTTAATCTTTACTGTTGTAGTAGCACCCTTCTCACTTGTATAGGAATGAGTGTCATTGGTTGTCCAACCTTCTCCTCCAAATTGAAGTTTGGCGAAAGGTTGGTATGAATCGTCATAGTCAGGATTATTAGTTCCTCCACCTTCTGCTATGGGTTGGCATCTGAGATCCATTTCATAGCGAAGGTTTGTCTTACCACTAACTGTCCCTTGGTTGACGACCTCTCTACCCATGTACGTGCACTTTCCATCATTAGGACTAGTAACACCTGTAACTGCATCATCAGCAGCAATAGCAGTTGCTCTAGTAAATGTTTGAGTTGCAGTATCAGTGGGTTCGTATATATCTAATGCGTATTGCTTACCATAGGAGATAGTTTTTAGTTCAATAATTGCTTCGTGAACTACAGCAGGGGATTTATCAGAAGTCCCTGTCTTCATTGCAACAGTGGTATTCCTGTTAGTTACGAAGGTGCTCTCATTGACAGTGAGTGCTTGCAGTTCATCTGCATTTGTCCATCCACTTAGATAGGTACAAGCATTCGTACCAGGAACACCTGAGTAATCAAGAGGAATAACAGCACCATCACTTGTTCTCCATATCTGAATCACACCTGATGTATTGACGTTTCCTATGTATTGGTTCTCTTCATCTGTATAGATATGGAACCAACTGAGTGTTCCTGAGTTGGGTGTGATTGCTGAAACTAGTTGTCCACCTGGTCTTTTAACTAACCCTCTCGTGACATCAGGTATTCCATTTTTTAGATCCACAACCTGTCCAGGTACTTTCATGAAATCTGGTTGTTCTGAAATACCTTGAACGAAACTGGGGATCTGTTGAGTTATCCCTGCCATTATCTTCTTAATGCAAAGTATGGTTGATAGGAGGTATATCTAGATTCGTGTGGTAGACCGAAGAAACTATGGTCTCCCTGATTACATTCATATTCCATACACGCTCCTCGTGCTTGGAGTTCTTGATTAGCAAGTAGTTTAACTAGTTCAGCATTTGCGACAAGTTGAGTTGCTGCACGAGTTGCTGCTTTGTAAGTGATATACCTTTTGAAGACGGAAGGGAGATCCTCGAAGTCAAACAACCAAACTAAGTTGACGTATTGATCTTCAGTAAAGACATCAGTGTGATTAACCTTGTCATATAAGCGACCATTCCTTTTTACTACATCTTTAAATTTATCGTTTAATCCAGTACTACCCACATGTCCATCAACAACATCCATTCGTAAGACATTGTTTGGGACAGAGATATAACCACTGGTGTCGGGTGTTTTCTTTATATGATCCTCTCGATTGAAATGCCAACCCTCATTTTGAACGTCGACATTGCATTCCTTTAGAAGGTTGTGGACAAAAGCAATCTCAGGATTTTCGTAAGTGGATATATTGTTTGAATTAACAACAAAGGTTCCGAGTGTTGTAACGGGTGACTGTCCGATCGCTCCAAGTATTGAGTTCACAGCGGATAGTTCGGTATCGGGATCTACAGTTGTTATTTAGAAATCTGTTAGTGAAGCACCTGATGCGTTCGCAACACCTGCATACAGTTCAACTGCAGCAGCAGGGTTAAGAGTATCTGCACCCATTGCTAAACGACCAAGGATTACGTCACCCTGATAAATCACGGATACGTCTCCACTGGTTACTTGTACTTGTGGTCCGATTGCTTCAACGACACCACATGCCTCTTTCTGGAAAATCAAACCACAACTATTGCTGAACTTTGATCCTTCACCGTAGTTATTAACAGTGACATTGTGCTCGTTTGCCATTGATGCTTCTACGAAGTCACCTGTATTGCCAGGAG